CAACCCCACATCACCCTGCAGGTAACGTAACTGCGCCTGACGTCAGTCAGCAGTGTGATGCTGTCATGAGGGCGTTAATGTAATGGCTGATGTCGCTTCCCTTGCCGTAGGGCTTCACCTCAATGCGGCTAACTTCAAAACGCAGCTTATCGGCGCGTATGGCGATGCTAACAAACAGTCTCGCCAGTTCAACCGACAGGCGCAGGATGATGCCAAAAAGACTGAAGAGGCCTATAAGCGCGTTACCTCCACGGTAAGCGGCCTTGCTGGTCGCATCGCCGGGCTGGCTGGCGTGGGTTTTTCGCTGGGTGCAATTATCCAGACTTCGCGCCAGTACTCGCAGGCACTGTCTGACCTGTCATCTATTACCGGCGCAACGGGGGATAAACTCCGCTCTCTCGATCAGGCCGCGCAGCAGATGGGGCGCACCACAGAGTACAGTGCCAGTCAGGCGGTTGAAGCGTTAAAGTTGATGGCTTCGGCTAAGCCGGAACTGCTTGAAACGGCTGACGGACTGCAAAAGGCTACAAACAGCGCACTTCTCCTGGCTCAGGCTGGCGGCAGTACGCTGCCTGATGCAACGCGCACGCTGGCTCTGTCACTTAATCAGTTCGGTGCGGGCGCTGAACAGGCAGATCGTTACATCAACGTGCTGGCTGCAGGTGCCAAATTTGGTGCATCTGAAATCAACGACACCGCCGCCGCGATTAAAAATGGTGGTGTGGCCGCAGCGCAGGCCGGTATCGGATTTGAAACGCTCAATGCTGCTATTCAGGTGCTGGCATCGCGTGAAATCAAAGGCGGTGAAGCGGGTACCGCGCTGCGTAACATCATCCTGAACCTTGAAAAAGGCACGGATAAGACGCTCAAGCCTTCGGTTGTCGGGCTGAGCAAAGCGCTGGAAAATCTGGCAGGCAAAAACCTCTCTACGGCGCAGGCCGTTAAGCTGTTTGGCGTAGAGAATATTAACGCCGCCTCCATTCTTACCAGCAACCGAGGAAAACTTGATGAGCTGACCAAATCGCTTACTGGCACGCAGACTGCCCACGAGCAGGCCGCTGTAAGGGTTAATAACCTGAACGGCGATCTGATGGGGCTGACGAGTGCCTTTGAAGGTTTGATTATCAAGGTCGGTCAGTCTGGTAATGGTCCGCTGCGATCCGGTGTTCAGAGCATTACAGAATCCGTCAACGCTCTGGCTGATAACTTCAATACCGTTGCCTCGGTCGCGCTCTATACGCTGATTCCGGTCCTGTCTACCAAACTGACAGCCGGGCTCAGGGAAAGCGTGACTTCATGGGCTGCTAACGAAATGGCAGTCAGAAGAAATGCATTACAGCAGGCCGAAATCGCTAGGCAGACCATTGCAGCGGCACAGGCCACGCGTTTACAGGCTCAGGAAGAGGCCCGTTACCTTGGCACGCGCACAGCGGCAAACGCTGCAGCGGGCATCAATGTCGGCTACCAGAAAGAACAGGTCGCGCTAAGTCGCACGATCAGAGAGTCGAGAATTGCTGAAACGGCGGCTACTGAGCGGCTTGTGGCGGCTAATTCACAGCTTTCCCTTAGTGCGCGGGCGGCATCAGTCGCTTCAGGGCTGGCGAGGGGGGCTTTCTCACTCATTGGTGGCCCGGTGGGTGCGGCGATGCTGGCCGGTTCTGCGTTACTTTATTTTCATGAGCAGGCGAAGCAGGCCCGTCAGTCAGCGCTTGATTTGAAAGGTGCGGTCATTGAAACAACGGCTGCGCTGATGCAGTTATCTGACAAGCAGCTTTCAGTTAAGCAGCTCGATCTGCAGGACCAGTATGAAAATCAGGTCACTCAGCGAAACCAACTGATTAAAGAAATTCAGGATGCTGACAGCCGTATCGACAGCCTGAAAGGATTTGATCCCTTCGGTCAGCTATCGGGCGTAGAAAAAGGTAAGACTCGCGCAGAAGCTGACCTTGAGTCGGTAAACACTGGCCTCAAAACGCTCAAAGACAACATGGAGAATGTCGATAAGGCGCGTTTTCTGGTCAAAACGGGCATAGCCGATTCTGCTAAAAATCTTAAAAGTGATATTCAGGCGGCAACTGCGGCGGCAGCTGGCGTGGGTAAAGTTGAATCCCCCTGGGGCGGAGAGGACCCGGCTAAGGCTGATAAAAAAGCCGCGCAGGCGCTTAAGCAGTTTCAGTCACTGCGCAATGAGATAGAGCAGGCGCACGCTTCCAGCCTGGAAAAAATTAACCTTCAGGAAAAGTTATCGCAGGAAAAAATCCTGAAGGAGCCTAAAGCCTCTGGTGTGAGTCAGGCTGAAGTTCAGCGCGTGATGACTCTCAACGCGGCAAACTACCAGCAGCAGCGTCAGGAACTGGCTGAGCAGTATTCTCCGGCCAAAGCGGTTATGCGTCAGGAGTCAGAGGCAAGCAGAGACCTTAAGCAGCTTTATGCCGCCCGCCTGATGACTGAGCAGGAGTATCAGTCAGCACGTATTACGCTTGCAAATGACTCTGCCCAAAAGCTTATTCAGGCGCAGGCCAGCCGCACGGCAGCACCGAAGCTGAATATAGCGGGTGAGGTTGACCCGGTTGCGCAGCTTCAGAATCAGCTCGTGCAGCAGCAGAGCCTTTACGATGCCTACTATGCCAACGCCAGACTCAGCAAGGAAACCTATGAAGCGCTGATGCAGAAATCCTCTCGGGATTCAGCAGATGCGCAGTATCAGGCGGCTCTTAATCTGTATGCCGGACAGAGCGAACTGAACAAGGGGATTGTGAGCCTGGCGGAAGCGGCGACGGAGAGAGTGACTAACTCCCTGACAGGGTTGCTTACCGGCACACAGTCTTTTAAGGAGAGCATTTCAAACCTGTTTGCCTCGCTGGCGCAAAGCGTCATTAAAAGCCTGGTTGAAATGACCGCACAGGCGCTGCTCACCAAAACAGTGCTGTCATCCTTTATGAGCTTCGGTGGTTCCGCTATAGGTGCAGTTGGGTCGGGTGTGGCGGCATCGGCGGGCAGTACCGGCGCGATGGGCATGAGCACCAGTTTTCAGGGATATGACAGTGGCGGCTTCACGGGTGTTGGTGGCAAGAACGATCCGGCAGGTGTGGTCCATAAAGGTGAATTCGTTTTCACCAAAGAGGCAACGGAGCGCATTGGCGTTTCAAACCTTTACGACATGATGCGCGGATATGCTGACGGCGGGCTGGTTACTGCACCCACTGAGCGGCCTGTAGCGTCCGGCGTTGCGCGTTCTGGTGGTGGTACTCCGGTAATCAATATTGGCGATACGGTTGTTCATATCAGCGGATCGTCTGACAGTGGTGACGCAGGTACTGAAAAAACTGCATCAGCAGCGAAACAGCTGCAGGGAATAATCCGCAAAGAAGTTAATGATTGGGCTAAATCACAAATGACTCCTGGCGGGGTTCTCTACAACGGGCGGCAGTAACAATGGCGACAGACACTTTTACATGGGAAGTCAGGCTGCAGGCCAGTGAGCAGGTTAACGTCTCAACAAATAATGCGCAGTTTGGGGACGGTTATAAGCAGGTGTCCGGTCGCGGTATCAATGATGAGTCTGAAACCTGGTCGCTGACCTGTAACGGCAGGAAGGCTGTCATCGCCGAGCTAAGGGCCTTTCTTAAGGCACACGTTGCCCGTTCATTCTGGTGGACAAATCCATGGGGTGAGAAAAAGCTGTTCAGGGTAAAGGCTGATTCAATTAATCCCAAATTCATCAACGGTGATTTTGTGGAGATCACTTTCACCTTTGAACAGGCATTTGCTCCGTGACAGGTCACGATATCACAGGACGCACCGGCGTCCTTTTTTTATGGGTGAAACATGAGTTTTAATCAGGATGTACAGACCCTTGAGCCCGGCAGTCTGGTGCAGTTGATTGAAATTGACGGCACCAGTTTTGGGCTTGATACAGTACTTCGCTTTCACGCCTACAACATTGCATCAGAAGGGTGGAAATCCTTCGCGGCTGAAAACCTGCCATCCATAATCTGGCAGGGAAATGAGTACGATCCTCACCCCTATGAGCTGACCGGGGTTGAAATGACCAGCTCAGGGACGCAGCCAACACCAAAACTTTCGGTTGGAAACGTGGGTAACTACGTCACCGCGCTTTGCCTTCAGTTCGATGACTTGGTTAAGGCCAAAGTCAAAATACATACCACGATGGTGAAGTATCTGGATGCGGCAAACTGGACGGCGGGCAACCCTAACGCTAACCCACAGGAAGAGCGGCTTCAGGTTTTCTACGTCAATTCCAAGACCGCCGAAAACCGTAATCAGGTTGATTTTGAGCTGTGCTCCCCCTTTGATATTCAGAGTCTGCAACTGCCTTCCCGTCAGATTACGCCCGTCTGTACCTGGTGTATGCGCGGCTGGTACCGGACGGGAACCGGCTGCGATTATGCCGGTAATCGTTATTTTGCCAAAGACGGTTCAGCGACTTCTGACCCGTCAAAGGACGTGTGCGGTGGTCGCCTGGCTGACTGTAAGGCTCGGTTTGGTGACAGCGAGCCGCTACCATTCGGGGGCTTCCCCGCTGCCAACCTTCAGGGGAAATAGCGATGCGCGAAAAGCTGATGACGGCAATACGCGAACACGTAGCCGCAGAATACCCAAAAGAAGCCTGCGGGCTGGTGGTTCAGTCAGGCAGGGCGCAGATATACATCCCCTGCAAAAACATCTCAGAGAAACCGACCGAGCATTTTGCAATTTCGCCAGAGGAAAAACGCCAGGCTGAGCAGCAGGGTTCAGTTCTGATGGTTATTCACTCTCACCCTGATGTGCCCCAGCTTATACCGTCTGAACGTGATCGCGTGCAGTGCGATTATTCTGGCGTGGAGTGGGGGATCATGTCGTGGCCGGACGGCGATTTCTGCACGATTAGCCCGAGAGGTGAACGAGAGCTGGTTGGGCGTCAGTGGGTGCTTGGCTTCGCGGACTGCTGGACGCTCATCATGGACTATTACCGTCAGGAACATGGTATTACGCTGAATAACTGGTCGGTGGATTACGAATGGTGGATTGACGGCAAAGAAAACCGCTATGACGAAAACTGGCAGGCTGAAGGTTTTATTGAGGTTCCACCTCCTGAAATGCGCGAAGGTGACATGATCATGATGCGCATTCAGGCCCCGGTAACAAACCATGCCGCTATTTATCTCGGCGACAACCTCATTCTTCATCATAACTCGGGCAATCTTTCGACACGCGTTCCTTACGGCGACTACTGGCGTAACCGAACGGTCCGGGTTGTCAGGCGTAAGGAGCTGGCTGATGCTTAAAACGATGCGTTTAAAAGGGATCATGGCAAAAAAGTTTGGGCGGGTTCACCGCTTCCACGTTGCAGACCTGCGCGAGCTTATTCGCGCTATGTGTTCACAGGTTCCGGGCTTCAAAAAGTACGTATCTAATGCGCATCTTAACGGCATTCGTTTTGCGTTCTTCAGTGGCAAAGACAATATCTCGCTTCAGGAGTTTGATATGTGTTCTGCGTCTGCTGAGTTTGAAATGGAGCCCATCATCGAAGGTTCAAAGCGCGGCGGCACGCTGCAAATCATCATTGGTGCTGTTGCTATTGTGGCCGCATTTTTTACAGCGGGTGCATCTCTCGCAGCATATGGTGCGGCGCTTGGCACCGCAACGGCAGCAGGTTTAGCCACAACCGCACTGACAAGCCTCGGTATCAGCATGTTGCTGGGCGGAGTGGTTCAGATGCTGACGCCGCAGCCCAAATTTAATGTTGGCGCTTCATCCAGCACGGACAACAAGCCCAACTATGCATTCGGTGCGCCTGTTAACACCGTTGCGATGGGCTATCCGGTTCCCGTTCTCTACGGCGAGCGTGAAATTGGCGGGGCGATAATCAGCGCAGGCAGCTTTACCAGCGATCAGCAATAAATTTTTTGATTACCACAGGCCACCTTCGGGTGGCTTTTTTTATGGGTGAAATATGCGGCTTCTCGAAGGTGTGACTATCCAGGGTAACAAAGGTGGTGGCGGGGGCAGTGCGCACACTCCGGTAGAGCAGGCTGATGATCTGCTTTCAGTCGCGAAACTCAAAATGCTGCTGGCAATCTCTGAAGGTGAAATTCAGGGTGATTTAACCGCACAGCAAATTTTCCTTAATGATACGCAGCTCGCGAATAACGACGGCAGCTACAATTTCACTGGCGTTGTCTGGGACTGGCGCAAAGGCACACAGGACCAGACCTACATTTCTGGCATGCCAGAGGTTGATAACGAGCTGTCTGTTGGTGTTACCGTTACGCAGTCACTGCCCTGGACGCGCCAGTATAACAACCTGTCTCTGGACGCTATACGAATCAAACTGAGTCTGCCCGTTCAGTATCAGTATAAAGACAACGGCGACATGGTTGGCACCGTTACACAGTACGCCATTGACCTGTCTACAGACGGCGGCGGCTGGGTTCAGGTGGTTGATGGACGTTTCAGCGGTAAAACGACATCCGAGTATCAGCGCGATCACCGCATTGATTTGCCTCGGGCCAGCAGCGGCTGGTCAATCCGGGTCCGCCGCATCACGGCAGATTCAACCTCATCAAAGCTGCTTAATGCTTTTCGCGTTTTCTCATTTGCGGAAGTCATTGACAGCAAACTGCGCTGCCCTAATACCGCACTGCTTTATATTGAAGTGGACTCCAGCCAGTTCAACGGGCAGGCCCCCAAAGTCACCTGCAAGCCAAAAGGTAAACTGGTACGCGTACCAACTACCTATGACCCGGTCAGCCGAAGCTATAACGGCACATGGTCAGGTGATTTTAAATACGCCTACACCAACAATCCGGCATGGGTCTTTTACGATCTGGTTCTGGACAGAATTTATGGCATGGGAACGCGTGTTGACGCTTCCATGATTGACAAGTGGGAGCTGTACAGCATCGCGCAATACTGCGATCAGCCTGTGCCAAATGGTGCTGGCGGTACTGAGCCGCGATTTACCTGTAACGTCTTCATCCAGAGTCAGCAGGATGCTTACACCGTTCTGAAGGACATAGCGGCAATATTTCGTGGCATTACCTTCTGGGGAAACAACCAGATTTTCGTCAATGCAGACGTGCCGCAGGTCGATTCAAACGGCAACGTTGATGTGGATTTTGTTTATCACGCATCAAACGTGATTGACGGGCTGTTTACCTATGCAGGAGGCAGCTATAAGAACCGGTATTCATCCTGTCAGGTGAGCTGGTCAGACCCAATCAATCACTACTCGGATACGGTTGAAGGCGTTTACGATTCCGATCTGGTTCAGCGCTATGGTGTGCGCGAAATGAGCCTGACGGCGATTGGATGTACTTCGCAAAGCGAGGCTCACCGCCGTGGACGCTGGGCTATTCTGTCGAATGCCAAAGACGGCACTGTTTCATTTGGCGTTGGCCTGGATGGTTATATTCCGGTGCCGGCCGAAATTATCGGCGTAGCCGATCCATCCCGCAGCGGTAAGCAAAATGGTGGGCGAATCAGTGCTGTTAACGGGCGCAATTTCAAACTTGACCGCCCAGTTGATTACGCCGCAGGTGACAGGCTATTAGTAAACCTTCCTGATGGTACTGCACAGGCCCGCACAATATCAGGTGTGAGTGACGATAAAAGAACAGTAACCGTGTCTACATCATTCAAAATGGACCCTGTTGCAGGTGCCGTCTGGGCTATTGACAGTGACAAACTGGCTATCCAGTACTTCCGCGCGACGTCCATTTCAGGCAATGACGATGGCACGTTTACTGTCGCAGGCGTCCAGCATGACCCGAACAAGTACCGCTACATTGATGACGGTGTACGCATTGAGCCAGCGCCCATTACTGTAACCCCCATCAACGTTCTGAAGGCTCCGGCCAACATTAAGCTGGAAGAAGTCAGCTACGTTGAGCAAGGCTTGTCTGTGGCATCAATGCAGGCGACATGGGACAGGGTTGAGGGTGCGATCAGTTATGTAGCTCAGTGGCGTAAGGATAAAGGCGATTGGGTTAACGTCAGTCAGACCAGCGCTCAGGGCTTCAGCATTCGCGGCATCTATACGGGCGTTTACGATGTCAGGGTAAGAGCTGTCAATGCTGCTGAGGTTTCATCACCCTGGGGGTACGCAGATTCAACAGCGCTGACGGGTAAAGTCGGTAAGCCCGGCACGCCAGTTAACCTGATGGCAACAGATAATGTGGTGTGGGCTATCGATGTCACATATGGTTTTCCTGACGGCTCTGGCGATACGGCTTACACTGAAATTCAGGTTGCCACGACGGCAGACGGCCTTAATCCACAGCTCCTGGCCTACGTTCCTTATCCGGGTGTCAGCTATCAGCATGGTCCTATGCCTGCTGGCGTTCGTCGCTGGTATCGGGCACGGCTGGTGGACAAAATCGGGAATACTGGTGACTGGACAGACTTTAAGGCGGGTATGTCAAACGTCAACGCCGATGATCTGATAGGCAGCGTGGTTGAAGAATACCTTCAGTCTGATGACGGCAAGGCGTTACTCACACCGCTCATTACCGATCCTAACGCCCTGGCTGAGAGCATTCTCGCGAATTATGACGATGTTGAGCAGCAGTGGGCCAACTATGCAGACAATAAAGCAGGTGTAATTCAGGCCAAAAAGGTTGCCGCTGATGCACAGAGTTCGGTTGCCGAGCTAAACACAACTGTCACGGCAAAATTCGCGGAGCAGCAGGCTGCTATCGAGGAAAAACTGACGGCCTATGCGGACGCAAATGGCGGCTCTGCAATCTATACGCTCAAGGCGGGAGTGCAGTACGGCGGCACGCAGTATGATGCCGGTTTATCTGTTGCGGTCACCATCAACGGCAGTTCAGTTGATACACGCTTCGCGGTCAATGCCAATCAGTTTGTCGTCATTAATGGCAGCGGTAAAAACGTTTATTCACCCTTTGTTATCAAAGACGGACAGGTGCTAATCAGCCAGGCATTTATTGGTGAGGGTTGGATAACAAACGCAATGATCGGCGGGTACATTCAGTCTAATGACTTTGTATCGGGATCAAAGGGGTGGCGTCTTGATAAGTCAGGTACTTTTGAGCGTAATGCTGCAAATGGTTCTGGCCGAGTAATCGATACAGGCGTACTGAAGCTCACATACGATGCAAACGGAACATTAAGAATCAGAGAGGGTCTCTGGTAAGGAGTTTTATGCCCGGTGGAATTCAGTGCTGGGATGCTAATGGGAAGTTAATTGTTGACATAGGGGATTACAATACTCGTTATTTAGGAAGAGCAACAATCAACTTGCCAGCTAACAGCAACGTAGCAAGCCAGGGCTTTCCAAACTTAACGGCTTCTGGTTCTTTTGCTACAGTAATATCATCATCTTCCCCGAACCTTTACCCAAACAATTTTGCTACAAGAACTTATGAAGGTGGGTTTCGTGTCTGGAGGCTATCGACCAATCCTACTTCCGTAGATCTAACTGTGGACTTATTTTCATTCATATGAGCGGAATTCAAATCTTCAATGCTTCTGGTGCTCTTGTAATCGACTCGAATTACAAAGGTACGTATTTCCGAGATAGCAAAGATTACACTTCAATTACTGATGTGGGTTACTACGACATAAAGTGTAACCTTGGAAATTCATCAGATATGGGCTTTGTCAGCGGGTCATTTCCTGATGATGATAATCTCATCTGGTTTAAGCCGAATGATAACGCCAGATTTTTTGCCAGAGGTCCAAACTGGATGACAACCAATGCAGGTCGTGCAGCAAGAACCCACAGTGGCATAGCTGTAGAAAGTGGTTACAAAGATATATTTAATTCCGCTGGTGAACTAATCTGGTCGGCTGTAATGGCTGCAAAGATACCTAGAATTATTGGTTTTTTTGATATACCACCAAATTTTGATTTAGATAATACAGTTTATTCTCAGAATATGGCAGGTAACATGTGGATTCTTCTTAGCTCATGTCCTTCTGGAAATATCTCAGATGATGGTTCCACAACCGGGTATTCTGGCTTATACTTCAAGTATTCTGGCGGTGTTCTTCAATGCCAATGGGTGAGCAAGTTTCAGCTATCTTGGGCATCTACATTAAAGCCTTACGGATTGAGAATACCGATCGCTATCATCCCCAACCTAACCTGATTGATGGAAAAATGAGAAAATCAATTATATTTTTTACCATTCTATTTAGTTTCTCATCTTATGCAAATGTGATTAAGTATCCAGAAAGGGCT